GTTCGCCGCGCTATGCCGAACTTGATCGCATATGATGTTGCTGGTGTTCAGCCGATGTCAGGCCCAACGGGTTTGATCTTCGCAATGAAGGCACGTTATGGAGATGGAACAGTAATTGTAACAGGTGATCCGGAAGCTGGCTTCAATGAAGCAGACACAGACTTCGGTGGAGCTGGTACACATGGTGGAACAGATCCTAACGCTAGTTTGGATTCTCCTCACACCGCATACACAACTGGTCTAGGTATCGCGACAGCAACTGGTGAAGCTGCTGATCCTGCTGAACTCGGTTTCACAATCGAAAAGGCAACGGTAACTGCAAAGACACGTCAGTTGAAGGCAGAGTACACGATGGAACTCGCTCAAGATTTGAAGGCAATCCACGGATTGGACGCAGAATCTGAGTTGGCTAACATCCTCTCTTCTGAAATCCTCGCTGAAATCAATCGCGAAGTTATCCGTTCGATCAACAGCACTGCCAAGACTGGTGGAGCAAACGTTGGTACAGACGGTCTTTTCGACTTGGTTGCAGACGCTGATGGACGTTGGGCTGTTGAAAAGTTCAAGAGCTTGATCTACCAATTGGAAGTTGAAGCTAATGCTATCGCAAAGGAAACTCGTCGCGGAAAAGGTAACTTCGTTATCTGCTCTAGCAACGTTGCTTCTGCTTTGGCTGCCGCTGGTCAACTTGACTACGCTCCCGCAATGAGCACCAACCTCAGCGTTGATGACACCGGAAATACATTCGCTGGTGTTCTTAACGGTCGCATGAAGGTTTACGTCGATCCTTACACAACTGGTGATTACGCCACTGTTGGATTCCGTGGATCTAATCCATACGACGCTGGATTGTTCTATTGCCCATACGTTCCTCTCACGATGGTACGTGCAGTTGATGAAACGACCTTCCAACCGAAGATCGCTTTCAAGACTCGTTATGGTCTACAAGCCAACCCGTTTGTTACCACATCTGCTGGTATTGGTTCTGCTAACAGCAACCAATACTTCCGCAGCATTCGCGTTGGTAATATCAACGTAGGTGGACAGAGCTAAATCTAATTAGTTCATAATCTTTAGAAGGGTCTCCGTTTGGAGGCCCTTCTTTTTTATAAATACATACATGGCGGGACTTACATCAAATTTCAATTTTCTTTCACCCACTGGATTTCGTCTTACGATCAACCGTAATCGATTTGCAAACGTCGAGTATTTCATAACAGGATTCACGATTCCATCGGTGACTATGGGTGAATCTGCTCAAGGATTTAGAGGACATACCGCTTTTCAAACCGGAGATGCGGTTGGATATGATTCTCTTAGTATTAGATTTGCGATTGATGAAGACATGAAGAACTATAGTGAAATCTTTGATTGGATGGTCAACAATCGTGAAACTGGATTGGACTTTTCTGATATGATTTTGAGTGTTCTTTCAAATCACAACAATGGGAATAAAGAGTTTCAGTTCAAAGACGCATTTCCAACTTCTTTAAGTGGTGTCGAGTTCACCACACAGGCAACAGACGTAGAATACTTACAAGCCGACGTTACATTTAGATACAGCGAATTTAATATTATAAAGTAATACATAGTTTTATATGATGACACTTGATGAAATCCTTGCGATGTGGAAAAAGGACTCGCAAATTGATACAGTATGTTTAGACGAAGCCTCGAAAGAGAACAGTAAGAATCACGCAAAATATCTTGAATTGCATAGCATAATTAAGTTGCAATTGAAGAAAAGAGAGATGTCTCAGAAAATTCTGTTGCGTGATAAATGGTTACACTTCTCAGGTAAACTCTCAAAGGAAAAGATCGAGGAGTATGGATGGCCATATGATCCGTTCAATGGTCTCAAAATTCTGAAGTCTGACTTTCACTACTTCTTTGAAAGTGATGAAGACTTGCAAAAGAGTGAGGAACGGATAGTCTATTTCAAAACGTTAGAGGAAACTCTTCGAGAGATCGTTGACAACATTAAGTGGAAACATCAGTCCATTAAAAATGTTCTTGAATTTCAGAAGTTTACTTCTGGTATGTAATGCTAAAGGTTTCTAAAGAAAACGAAGCGAAGTTAATTATTGAGTCAGAAGATTCGGGTATCCTTCGTGAATTGTATGAGTATTATACCTTCTTTGCGGATGGATATAAATTCATGCCGGCCTACCGCAATAAATTTTGGGATGGGAAGATAAGACTCTTCGATCTACGAACTCAGCAACTTCCCTATGGACTACTCAATCAAACAAAGGAGTTTGCAAAGGAAAGAGGATATGTTCTTGACGCAACTCAACTGCAACACGAGGAATGGCCTCAAACAGATGCTCTCGGAAAGTACGTCAAAGAAACTGATATTTCTATCAACGGGAAGTCTATTGATCCTCGGGATTATCAGCTGGATGCCTTCATGCATGCTGTTAGCAATAAAAGATGCATTCTCCTGTCTCCAACCGGATCAGGTAAATCACTTATCATATATCTTTTGGTTCGTTACTTTCTTGATCATTCTGATAAAGGATTGATTTCTCTGATAGTTGTTCCGACTACTTCCTTGGTGGTACAGATGTCAAAAGACTTTGAGAACTACTCGAAAAACGATCCATACTTCGAAGCAGAGAAGGAAGTACATCAAATCTATTCTGGAAAGGAAAAGTTTAACTTTGATGCATCGGTTGTAATTACCACCTGGCAAAGCGCAATCAAACTGCCACCTCAATGGTTCTTTCAGTATGGTATGGTGATTGGAGATGAAGCTCATACGTTTAAAGCGAAGAGTCTAACTACGATTATGAATCGTTTGGTCAATGCAGATCATCGTATCGGAACTACCGGAACATTGGACAATGCGATGGTCAATCAACTTGTGTTAGAAGGAAACTTTGGGCCTCAATACAAAGTCACAAGTACAAAGGAATTGATGGATTCGGATACTCTGGCTCAATTGAACATCAAATGTTTAGTTCTGAAGTATCCGGATGAGTCACGAAAGATCGTAAAGTCTTTCAAATATCCTGATGAAATCGATTACATTGTATCCTACGAGAAGAGAAATAAGTTCATTGTAAACCTCACATGTGATCAAAGTGGCAACTCTTTGGTGCTTTACAATCTCGTACAGAAACACGGTAAACCTCTGTATGAAATGTTTCAGGCCAAGGTAAAGGGTAAGAGAAAGGTGTTCTTTGTCTCTGGTGCAGTCAATGCAGAGGAAAGAGAACGAATAAGAGAGATTACTGAAAAAGAAAAGGACGCAATCATAGTTGCATCTGTTGGTACGTTCTCTACAGGTATAAATATAGTTAATCTGAATAACATAGTGTTTGCATCACCAACAAAGTCTCAAATAAGAGTTTTACAATCCATAGGTAGAGGACTAAGAAAAACTACCGATGGAAAACCAACTACTGTTTTTGATATAGCTGATGATCTTTCTTGGAAAAGGAAAAAGAACTATACTCTGAATCACGCCATTGAACGTATTAAAATATACGCAAAGGAAAAGTTTGAAACAAAAACATACGAAGTACCAATATGAATGTTGAGTGGAAAGCAATCTTAGATGCTCTAATGGAAGGAGCAGAATACATAAACATCTATTCTTATAGATTATCAGACGGAAGTTACATCATGGCTGAAGAGATGGAATATGATTCTTACTTCGATGTTCTCTTTCTTGATCTTCCGGTCTTAATTAAACAGAAGAGAAGTGGTAGTATAGCATTAGAAAAATGGATGTACCAACCTCAATTTGAAGAAGAGGATATTCCACCTCAACCCATAGAACTTCAATGCAATAAAATCATTGCAAAGACAGAAGCACCTGTATCTTTAAAAAGAGATTACATTAAATATAATTTCTTAGATAAACTGCATGGAACAATGGATGAAGATGAGTTTAAATCTATGGTAGATGAAATACATTCCTATGATCTTGATAAGAAGGATTCTAGTAGTGATCCTCTCATGGATATGTATAATAAGAGATTGAAATATCCCTATAGAAACTAATTCTATTCCTTTCCTTTGTTATACTTTGACTATTATACACGTTTAGCTAAAACTTGTCAACCTTTTAATTTTTTTCTTTACATTTCCTGAAATTCTGTTATAGTAGTACTATATTATGAAAATAAAACCTAAAGATAAGCCACATTACGTGAACAATAGAGAATTTTCTCAGTCGGTAGTTGACTATGTAAATCTAGTAACTGAAGCAAGAGAAAAGAATAATGAGGATCCTAAGATTCCTGAATACATCGGAAGGTGTTTTCTGAAGATTGCAGAAGGATTGTCTCGCAAACCAAACTTTGGTGGTTACACATATCGAGAAGAAATGGTCATGGATGGAGTTGAGAATTGTATCAAAGCCATTATGAATTACGATGTTGAGAAGGCAACACGAACGGGATTGCCTAATGCATTTGCGTACTTCACACAGATTGTCTGGTATGCGTTTCTCCGGAGAATTCAAAAGGAGAAGAAGTATCAAGACATAAAGGAAAGATACATGGAACATGCGGATGCAAGTCAATTTGCAGACTTTGATAGTTTTGCAAATGCAGGGAGTATTATTGATCGTGTTCGGTTGAAGGCACAGAAGCTTCGTCAAAGAGATACAGAACTCAAACAATTGGCGAAGAAAGAAAAGAAGAAGAAGAACGCGAAGAAGAAGATTTCGTGTAAGTCTGGCCTCGAACTTTTCTATTCATAATCTATTCACATTTCTCCGGACACACAGGGGGCTACCTGTTGGTCAGTGATAAAAACGAGGAAATATGGTATAATAGTCGCATCAAATGAGGGAATGATTCCTCACGAAACTAAAAAATATTATGAAAGATAATAAAGAAACCGTTTACACCCCATACACTTACTTGATTGGATGGTCTAAATTGAACAAATGGTACTATGGTGTAAGGTATGCTACAAAGACTAAATGTCTATATGAGTCTGGATGTCATCCCGATGATTTTTGGGTAAAATATCATACATCAAGTGAGGTAGTAACAGCTTTTCGAAAAGAGCATGGTGAACCCAATTTTATTAAAATTGATAAAACCTTCTCAAATGCTGATGATGCCAAGGCTTGGGAAGAAAAGGAATTGGTTAGATTGAACGTTGTTAAAGAAGACAAATGGCTTAATG